GGATGTGAATGAATTTAAATAAAAATCCGATTACTGAGGCTCCAAATATCAAATAGACGCCAGCCATTAATCGGTCGAAATGACTTCTCATTTCCCTAATTTGGGATTCAAGGTTGTCAAATCGTGTTTCAAAGCGAACGAGTGTATTATTAATATTATTAATCGACTGCTCAAGGAGAGCTAATCGAACATCGTCACTATAAGAGTCTTTAATTTTTTGTGTAGTCATAGAATCACCCAGTGTTATAAGTAAAGTGTAACGAAGTGATGGCCAAAAAACAAGCATTAATTATAAGGATATAATGATGACACTTGTACGAGGAAGCAATCCAATATGGTTTGAGGTTGATTTAACAGCACATGCTTTTGATGATACTTTTTACCTATTCATCTTAGATAACGAGATTCCCTACGGCCCATTACCCACATGGCAAGACCCATTTGGTAATGTGGAATGGTCTAATCCTATAAGGTTTTTAGCCAATGGAACCCTGCCAAATAATATTTATTTCGATCCTGATGTTGTCTATAGGCTGGAGTTCAGACAAGGGCCTACACAACAAGATCCACTCATTTATTTGGTGGAGAATTACGTGCCTGGTGGCAGTGGGATTACGCCAGTTGATGAGGCTGCTTTCTCTACTGACAACCAAATAACAAACCCTCAATTTGCTTTGCTAAACTTCTCTAGTCCTTTGATGCTAACAAGTATTAGCACTCAAGTTTTAGAAGTGGCTCCAGGGTGGTTTTTGCATTTAACTGGAAGTGGGAACGTTATTCTTACTCAAGTTTTATTAAATAGCGCTGTGACAAGTGACCCTACAAATGCCTCCTATGCTATAAGAATTCAATTAAGTGGCAGCTGGACGAATGCTTATTTAAGCCAACGCTTTACTCAAAATGGCGTGCTTTGGGCAAATTCTTGGATATCCACCTCAGTAACGGCTCTTTCTGGAAATCCTCCTCAGACTGTCTCAGCGATTTTAGTGGACTCTCAGGGAAATACCTTGGCGACCGTTTTGAATGATACGCCTCTTACATCAAGCTTTAATGCTTATCCTGGAGTTCCTACTCAGCTTCCAGCATCAATTGATACGGATTTCCCGCCAACTGCATATATTGAATATCAGCTAACGATTCCGAACAATGCTGATGTGACTGTGACAAGCTTTCAATTAATTGCTTCTGACGTGAATGTGGCTTTCCCTTATGAGCAAACAACGATTGAGCGTCAAATTGACCATACCTGGCATTATTATCGCAATTCAGTATTGATGCAGCCAAAAGAAAGCTTATTAACTGGTTGGGATTTTGGGCTTAATCCTTGGCAATTTACTACGACCTCAAACACGACTTTAAGTTCACAATGTGCCTATACAGCTGATCAGACTATTGTTTATCAACAAGCTGGAGGCTCAGAGGTAGCAATTGGACAAAGCGGCGCACAGCAAAATAATGCCTTTGTAGTCACAGCTGTTGGTAATAATAGCCGTTTTGCTTTAATTCAGTACATTGAACCAAATACAATTAGAGATGTTTGGCAATATATATTGTCTTCGCTTGTTAGGGCTTATATTTCCACGCCTACAAATAACACTACAGTTCGATTTAAAATGAGACTAATTTATAGAACCTCATTGCCTCCTACAATTGGCGCTACAGAACCTATTAGTTCATGGACAGGTTCAGGTGATCCGACTTTTGCAGCTGGATGGACAGCGATTTCTCCAAAGAATGACCCTTTTTATACGTTTGGTGCTCAAGGGCAAACTTTTAATTTTGAGGGAATGCAATTACCCACTTCTACAAACGCAAATATGACTTTAGGTATTGTGATTTATACCCTTGATGCAATTATTCCTACTGGAACGCCTGATAAAATCATATTTGAGCGCGTTTCTTTAACCAGGACTGATTTTGCAATTGACAGCCAAATATTAACCTTTGATGAAACCTTAAGACGCTGCCAATATTATTTTGAAAGCTCTAAAAATACATTTGTTCAGCTTACAACTTCTGGAGCACAAGGTGCATTGATTAGAACATGTAATGCGTTTACCAATGGAGTTACTGGAAACATAGATGTTTTTCCTAGGTCATTTGACATCGAATATAAAACATTAAAATGTTTCAATGCGAGCCTTTCATTTTATGATGAGGGTGGAACAATAAATCAAGTTACGACCTATCTACGTAACAACGGAGCCCAAATAGCTACATCAGCTAAAGTTGTGACACTTGGATGGGCTTCAGCAAATAACGGAAACAAAGGGATTCAGTTTGTAGCTACAACACAAACCGCGTCTCCATTTTGGTCTGTAAGTGGCTCTACAACAAACTCAACCGATGCTTATATCTCTTTCCATTATGGCGCAGATGCAAGACTAGGACTTTAACGAAATGGAGTTTAAGAATGACAATATATAATGCAAATTACATAGAAACAATGCCATTTAGTGATACTTGCAAGCAATTTAATTTGGCCACTAATACCGCTCAATCTTGGACTATTCCAGGAACTTCTGAGCAATATTATCAGGCTTATTTTTCATATGCTTCAAACTCAAATGTGTTTGTTTGCAATAACGCAGCTGCTACAAGTCCAGGAGGAGGCGCCAACACGGCTCAGCCTTATAATGAATTTAAGCCAATAAAGCGCTATGTGAGAGGAGGGGATGTTTTATCTGTCATTTCTCCCGATACCGCTGGGGCCTACGTTGGCGTTTCTTTAAGACAAATACAAGGTAGTTAATTAAAACCAACACAAGGATTCGTGATGGTAAATACTATAAAATTTAGTCAAATGACTGCGGGAGGCGATTTAGCCAATAATGATCTTACACCTGGATTATTGGCTGGAGGTAACGTTCTCTTTAATAACCCTTGGACTTTTTTAGCTCCTGGTTCGACGGGTACGCGCCCTGTGCCAAGCTCAGCAATTGATGGTAGATTGCGTTTTAATACTGATACCCTGGTTTATGAATATTATGATACACTTTCTTCCTCATGGGTTGAGTTATCAGGAAGCGGTACAGGTACCGTTAATCCAGGGGCTACTAACGATTTAGCCTACTATGCTTCGGCTGGAACGGCTGTTTCTCCGTTGCTTGCTGCCGCTAATTCAGTTCTGGTGACCAGCCCTAGCTCTGTTCCCTCTCTAAGTACAACTTTGCCCAGCGGTTTAAGTATTCCTGGAGCAACAATAACCTCCTCCACAGCTGCATTGACTTCGGGTTCTGTGGTAGCTGCGCCTGTGTCTGGAACTGACTTGGTTAATAAAACCTATGCGGATGGTCTTTATACTGCATCTGTACATTCAATTACAGGTACAGCAAACCAAGCCTTGGCAAATAATACTGTTGGTATACCGCAGACTGGAGATGTAACAATATCCGCGCCTCAAGACATTGCGCCTGGAAGTACCCCAACGTTTGTAAATATGATTCTTAGCGGATTAACAGCCCATGGCGTTTTAGTTGGAGAAGGCGCAACCATGCTGACTTCAATTGTTCTTGGTGCGGGCCAAGTATTAATTGGAACCACATCAAGCGACCCAAGCGCTGCTACCTTAACCCAAGGTCAAAATATTGGAATAACCAGCGCGAGTGGTTCAATTACTATAGGATTTACAGGAAACCTGCCAGTAACAAATTTAAATTCTGGAACTGGTGCATCATCTAGTACTTTTTGGCGCGGTGATGGAACATGGTCAAATGCAGTCGGAAGCGGTACGGTCAACAGCGGATTAATCAATCAGCTCGCTTGGTATGCTGCAACAGGTACGGCAGTATCAGGGCTTGCAACTGCTGCCTCTGGGGTTTTAGTGACGTCTGCTGGAAGCGTGCCAAGTATCAGCACGACTTTACCTAACGGCCTAGCTATGGGAACACCAGCCTCTTTGACACTAACCAATGCGACTGGATTGCCAATTTCTGGATTAACAGGACTAGGTACAGGTGTAGCTACAGCTCTGGCAATCAATGTGGGGTCAGCTGGCGCTTTTGTCACATTCAATGGTGCTTTAGGAACTCCGAGCAGTGGAACATTGACCAACTGCACTGGATTGCCTCTAACTACTGGAGTGACCGGAAATCTCCCTGTTACTAACTTAAATAGCGGTACGGGAGCCTCATCCACGACTTATTGGAGTGGGGCAGGAACTTGGACGACTCCAGCCGGAACTGGTGCTTTCCCAAGTGGTACGGTAATGATTTTTGCGCAGACGGCAGCTCCTACTGGATGGACTAAAAATACCACAACCAATGATAACTCAGCATTAAGAGTAGTCACAGGAACAGCGGGAACCGGAGGTTCAGTTGCATTTACCACGGCTTTTGCTTCACAATCAGTAGCGGGTACGAACTCTGGTTACACTTTAACGACTCCAGATATCCCTTCGCATCAACATACGGGATCCGTTTCTACAACTGCTGGGGTTCAATCAGGCGCCTCATCAACTTGTTTTACAGCACCTTCACAAAATTCGGGTGCTTCTGGAGGCGGTGGAAGCCATACTCATACCTTTACGGGAACAGCTATTAATATGGCTGTTCAATATGTGGATGTAATACAAGCGAGTAAAAACTAGATGAAGATAGAAATTAAGGATAATTGCCCTATTAATAACTTTGAACCGTGTAAAAAATTTGAGTGCGCTTGGTTTACGCATATAAGAGGTAAAAACCCGCAATCAAATCAAGAAGTCGATGAATATGCGTGCGCTGTAGCCTGGATTCCTATGCTTTTGATTGAAAATTCTCAGATGCAAAGGCAAACAGGTGCAGCGGTTGAATCATTTAGGAATGAGATGGTCAAGGCAAATGAATCCTCTCAAGACTTATTGATGCTCGCTTCTAACATTAAAAGGATTGGTAATGAATAAATTATCTATTGTGCCAAACGATTTTGCTGTTTATGTGGATGGAATTGCAATCGTAGGACTTGATTTAAGTTTTGTTCCATTTGATGTACATGCATTGCAATGGAATAAAGACAATGGAACAATTGAACGATTTGGTCAAGCTGATGAAATAATTCAGACGCTTCCAGATTGGGCAAATCAAGCCCTGGATTTATGGACTACAACCAAACATCAAATAGATAACCCACCTCCTCCAACAGATGACGAGAAAAAAGCAGCTCTTGCAGGTCAAGCAATAGGTCTTTTAAATGAATCAGATTGGACAATGCTACCCGATGTTACATTAACCAATAAAACGGAATGGCAATCTTATCGAGCGACTTTAAGAATGATCGCTCAAAATCCTCAAGTAACCTCGATAATTCCCACAAAACCACAGGAGATTTGGGCATGACCTCACCTACTACACCGATGCTTTTAGCACTCTCTGGATTTGAACCTGATAAATTATCAACGAATCAGCTTTTGATTAATCCTGGTTGGTGCGCTAGTTCCGATGGCATGAAATTCGCTCAACTCGATACCATATTAACTTTAGACATGACCAGAAACGGCCTTAATGGATTAGATACTAGCGTTCCAGAAAATGGAGGTGGGTATTTTGTCTATATAGTCAAAAATGAAACCACTGGCGAAGTCGGTGCTGTGATATCCAATTCCATTATTTATGGAGGAGTGGTAGTTCCCGCCGGATTTACCCTTTATCGAAAATTGCGCTTTGGATTTGTTTATAATTCAAATCGGGATGGAATACCGGATTTTCATCTAAGCGCATGGCCTATGCCTATCATACGATTAACTGACGCCGAAACTACGGGTGTTTATGCTGTATTAAATAATGGAGTTTCAAGTGCATTTTCAGATGTCTCACTTGCTGGATTTATACCGGATAATGCTAGAATGGCTTATGTCCAATGCATTACTTCCGCTGTTGGTACTGCTGGTTCTGCTTATTTGCGTTCATTTGGCGGTCAAAGTACTGGACTCATTGTAGGTTCGGCTGCTCCAAATGACTTGCAAGACAGGTTATGCCTCACAATGCGCGTAAGCTCAGACATCAAACTTCAATATAAAACAATTGGAGGAGCAAGATTAAGTATTTATGTTTTAGGTTATGAGATGACGGAACCAAGTTAATTTGGTAATGTAATGGAGTACTTTCACACAATTTAATTTACAGGGAGTAATTTAGATGTCAGATGAAAATAAAGAAATGCCTCAAGTAAGCCTTATAGACCAATTCAAACAGCAACGTGCTCAGTTTGTTCAGCAAAAAGAATTCGCCCAAAATAATTTAAATCAATTAATAGGCGCTATTTTTGCCTGTGATTTAATGATTAAAAAGCACGAAGATGAAGCCCTTAAATTATCAGGAGGCCAAGGAGATGGCGAAGCTGACGAGCAAGAAGAGAAACAAGCTGCCTAAAAGCGATTTTGCCTTACCTGGAAAGCGTAAATATCCAGTTAACGATGCTGACCATGCAAAAAATGCAAAAAGTCGCGCATCTGAAATGGAGCATAAGGGTAAAATTTCTAAATCTACTGAAGCCAAAATCGATGCTAAAGCAAATAAAGTTTTGCATAGAGGCGAACCAAAAGGGAAAAAACGATGAGTCTATTATCCTCCTTTGTAACCAAAGAATTAATTACAGCTTTAGAAGCTGAATTTGTAAAACACGAACCCGAATTACAAACCGCTTTTGTTGATGAAGTAACGGCCGCTGTGAATTCCGTAGTTTCATGGGTGAACAGCAAAATTGCACTTAGACAGCCAGTGGAGGCTCCAAATGAAAAAAGATAAAAAGCCCATGAAAGAAATGGAAAAGAAAGAACGCAAAATGGATAAAAAGAAAGAACATAAACATGAGAAAAAGGAGAAGCATTCTCGTTACTAGGAGAAATCATGCCTCTTATTAAAGGTGAAAAAGCGCGTTCCAGGAAAGGATTTTCTGAGAACGTGCGCAGAGAGATAAATGCGGGAAAACCGCAAAAGCAAGCGGTGGCCATAGCATATTCTGAGGCTCGCCAACCTTCTAATAAATCAAAAAGAAGGAGTTAATCATGCGTTATTATGAAAAGCCTGTAAATCGTGCTGACAAAGATGGCGCACGATTAGAGGAACATGGCAGCAAAGACAAAGATATTCGCGCAGCAGAAAAAGCAGGGGATTATTGTTACCCGACTGATGCCTATGCTGAGCAACCAGGATATTTGGGTATGGATGATATAGATAGGATTAGGAGAGAAAGACTTAAGCACCAAACCCGATAAACATTAATTATAAGGAGATAATTTAATGATTACTTCGATTAAAAGGGAATTTAATCTTTTCCCCAACATAGTAGGAATTGTCACAACTGATGACTTAACCGCTATTACTACAACTGGATATTTTGCCACTCAATTAGCAACTGTAGAAGCGCTTAATAATGGTGTATGGCAATGGGAACCTGAAGATATTGTATTAATTTATTATGCTACTGCACTTATTGGATGGTTTACTTATGATGCGACTACTGATTCTTTTGTGGCATTGGCTGCCAACGGCGGTATATCCAATACACTCCCTTCTGGTGACATTATTGTTGGTAATGCTTCGAACGTAGCGACTGCAAGGGCTATGTCAGGAGATGCAACCATAAGTAATACAGGAGTACTTACTATTGGAGCTGGCGCTATCACAGGCTCTAAAATTGCGAATAACGCTGTTGACTATGCGCAATTAGCCTTAGATGTTGGTGCTTCTGCAACAGTAACCTTATCAGCTGCACAAATCAAAGCTTTATATGATACTCCTGTGCAATTAGTTGCTGCTCCTGGAGCTGGTAAATTAATCCTAATCGACAGCATTCTTTGGGATATCGCTTTTGGAACTACTCAGTACACAGCAGGAGGTGCAATCCAAGCTCAGTATGGAAATACCGTGCATGGGGCTGGTTCTCCGGCTTCGGCTTCAATTGCAGCAGCTACCTTAAACGGTATTGCAGCCAGTGGATTTATAGCAAACGGTTCAGGTGCAGCCACTCTAAATGCTCCTGCTACTGTTGAAAACACAGCTGTTTATTTATCAAATGCAACAGCAGATTTTGCAACTGGTGATAGTACTGCTACATTGTATGCGCGTTACAGAGTTGTTACACCCGCGTAATAAGGAAGTAGATGAACAAGCTAAGGATAG